TAGTATGATAAAGACTTTAGGTGCGGGTGAGGGCGATGAAATCACTATTGAGAAGTGTCAAGACCTAGAGATGACATTTTTTAAAGTAAATGGCTTATCTATTACTGATATGAATAGTGGTGGATCGTTTAAAAAAATAGAGAAAGCAAAGCCAAAATCGTCTAACGATGAATTGGAGTCGTTAAGAGCTGAAAACAAAAAGCTTAAAGAGGAGTTGGATTCTTTAAAGTCTAACCAATTAAGTGCAAATGACATACCTTTTTAGTATGCCAGACTTCAAAGATATAACTTTCGATAAGTTTTATAAGCTATATCCTAGAAAAATTGGTAGGGTTGTTGCTCAAAGGTCTTTTAAGAAACTTAATAAAAGAGAAAAGCAGTTGGCTTATGATGGTCTTGTTAATTATATTAAGTTTTGGGAGAGCAGTAAAACAGAGAAACAATTTATACCACACCCATCTACTTGGTTGAACCAAAAAAGGTGGGAGGACGAACTTGAGGACTCAAAAGAAGTTGTAGAGCAGGGTTATAAAAATGAGACCTTGCAAAAAGTAAAAGAATCAGAAGGGGCTGAGGAGTATGAAGTTCAAGAAGCCTTAGCCTCCTTCTTTAACAAGAGAAAAAAATGGAAATAAATATAAATACAGACGAGTTTAGACAATATGTTGATAAGGTTGAATTAGAACACCCAATGGATCAAAATTTGCATAAAATAGTCAGAATTTCTATTCAAACACTATTAATAATGCACGATAGGGGTTATGATTTGCCTAGCAAAGCTCTAGCTGAAATAAAAAAGTTCATATAAAAGGAGACAAAAATGAATGTATATATGGTTCGCTATGAAGATGGCGATGTTGAGTTCTGTGCTTTTTATCGAAATCAAAGAGAAGCGATGAAGGGAAGGACTTATTTTAAAAGAAAGTTTAAAAAAATAGGTAGTGTTGAAAAGAAAACTATTGCAAGAGATAAGTCAGGTTTCATAGATTTGTTTAACCGACACGCAGTAAAATATAGGGAAACATTATAAAATATGAGGCGAGGTATCTTAACTCTCACTTTTTTGGACTACTCACCAAAAAAACCCCCCTCGCCTCTTTCCTTTTCACTATGAAAGATAAAATCAAAATGTATAAAGAATTGGCTTTTGTATATATCGTTAAAGGCAAGAAATTTCTCGATAAAAAGAAAGCCGAACAATATCTAGACGAACTAAACAAGGAGAAGTAAATGTTAGATGGAATAATTAAGAAATTAGCTATTATACTTGCTCTATGTGGTGGAATAGCTTGTGTTTTATATTTTACAGACTTAGGGGCTATAATTAAAGGCGAAGCTGAAGAAAAAGTAAAGCAGAAAGTAGAGGAGTTTAAAAAAGATGTTGAGGAAAAGCTCAATAAGAAAAAAGAAGATGTTAAGAAAGAAGTTGAGAAAGTTGAAGATAAAGTCGAAGAGAAGAAAGATGAAGTTAAAAAAGAAATTGAGAAGGTTGAGGACAAGATCAAAGACCTTAAAAAGCTTAAATTAAAAGATATAATAAAGTGAAATGCTGGCACTGTCAATCTGAATTAATATGGGGTGGAGACCACACCTTTGAAGACTATTGTCTAGATGGAGATGGGGTTGTTACTAATTTATCTTGTTCTGGCTGTGATGCAGAAGTACTCGTTTATTTAGGAGAAAAAGATGCCGAATAAAAAAGCCAAACATAGAAAAATGGAAAGAAGAAAGAAAAACTTAGAGATAAGAAAGTATAAAAGAATGAAGAAAAAATTAAGGAGAAATAAAAATGACAAAATATGAAGAAAGTGCCTTAAAAGGACTGTTGGACGATCTTGAAAAAAAGGATTATAAAAGCTATTGTGTACTTATCAAAAAACTTGAAGAGGCTGATTATATTAAGAGACAAAGAGACTCTGCCATAAACGCTATAAAAGCGTTAAACGAAACTTTGCAAGTATTTCAGTCGGTTGCAAAAAACAAATAGGAGAGAAAATGAAAATAGTTCCAAGTGATACTTATTTTTGGGAAACTAAAGATGAAAAGTTAGATATTACTAAAATGAAAACAACTTATATTATAAATTGTATAAAACTAACCAATAAAATGTATGAAAGAGATTCAGATTATAAATATCCTGATTGTTATGATGCTATGTATTTAGAGCTTAACAATAGAGGTGTTGATACAGATTTTGAATTAGACTCAGTTTATGGGGAGTTATAATGGCTCATCCAAGTAAAGTTAAAGGTAATAAATTTGAAAGAGATGTTGTTAATAAAGCAAAAGAGTTTGGACTCGACTCCAAAAGGGCGTATGCGTCAAATGGGGAATCACTTGGTATGCACGCAGAAGTAGACCTTATAATTGAGGACTACAAGATACAAGCAAAAATCCGTAAGAGTATAGCGTCTTACCTACTACCTAATGAGAATGTGGATGCTCAAGTGATTCGCCAAAATAGAGGAGATGCTTATATAGTTTTGAGGCTAGAGGATTGGCTAAAGACCCTAGTTTAGAATATTTAAATTATGTCCGAGGGTTGTACTGTTTGGTCTGTTTTACCTCCTCCCCAGACCCAGACCACCTTGAAGCGATCGGTATGGGCGGTAATCGCAAAAAACCCACACTCAAACACTACTCAGCTATACCTCTGTGCCGATTGCATCACACCGAAAGACACGCCTTACCACTAAAAGAATTTGAAGATAAGTATAAAATAAACCTATGGAAAGAAGCATTTAGAACACTAAGGGGGTATTATGAGAGAAAAGATACAGAATGATGTTGTTGCTTGTGAGTTAAAAGAAAAAGACTTTAAAGAAGACATACAAAGAAAATGGAATTGTCAGCTAAAGAAATTGGCGATTGATTATAGATTTGATTATGTTATTTTAAAGCAGGGAGAGATTAAAGGTTTTCTTGAGATCAAAAAAAGAAACTTGCACTCAAAAGATTATAATGACTCTATGATTAACTTAAATAAGTGGATGAAAGCTAAGCAATTAAGAGATTCTACAAAACTACCAACCATACTAGCTTGTAGATACACAGATAAAGATATTTATTGCAAACTAACAGACGATACTAAATATAAATTAAGATGGGGTGCTAGAACTAAAAACACTAGAGATTGGCAAGATATACAACCCGCTGTCCATATATTAATGTCAGAGTTTAAGGAGTTGCTATGAAGTTTACCGCCACTATAAAAGATGGTCAATTAAAACTACACGATAAAGAGGGTTTTTCTAGCTATTTAGATAGTACTGAGGGTGATATATGGATTGATATAAAAAAGGCTCCTAAAGCTCGTTCTAGTCAGCAAAACGCATACTACAGACATATTATAAGACAAATAGGTAATCATCTAGGTTATTCTGAAGATGAGATGCACGAAGTTATAAAAGAAAGATTTAGAATAGAATCAACTAAAGATTTAAATGTTGAAGAGTTTAGCGAATTGTTAGATAGCATTATTCGGTTTTCTGCAACTTTAGGCTTTGTTGTTGAAGACCCTAGAAAGAGCTAATTACCACACCTCTACTATATTCATAGATATGTTCCAGCATTGGTGAGCTATTTGTGTAGCTGATAAAGAATTTTGGTCTATTCTGCATTGAGCAAACTCAGGGTTATCGGCATCTTTATCAGGCGTGAACACAAAGCTTAACCCTCCGCACATAGTAAGGTCAAATATTTGCTGTATCTCTGTCCCCGCTGTCACTATATTGTCTCTTGACCCTCTTTCTGTTTCTTCTACTATAAACTCTAGGTCTGCAAAAGAGTTAAGTCTATTTGTGTCAAAAAACAAATCATCATTACTAATATAACTAAAGCTTAACTGCCAAGAGCGTCTTCCGTGCCTTCCAAGCCTTAAGTTGCTTTCATCTGGATGAACTAAAGCCCAAGGCTCTCCACTAATCCAGTCAGGTGTCCCAAAATTGTCAATCTGGACATAATCTCCACCACCTAAAGTTCTTTGTATTTTAACGCCTTCATATTCTATTGATTTTTTTACACTTAAATCTGGTGCTTGAGGCATATCGTAATATCTCCCAAACCCTATAGCTCCAATATCAACGGTTTTCCCAAGCAAGCTAATACCTCCAGCCACATCTACTTCAGTAGGATAGTTTAAAAGCCAAAATTCTATAAAAGGAGTTTCTGTGTCTGGGGAAGGAAACTCAAACAATGAGAACCCATTTTTTTCCACCAAAGAAGCATTATAATCTCTGTCGAAAGGAATAGAAGAATCTGTAAAATCCCCTACGTTATAATGATCTGTAGCCACTCCAGACTGCGCAAAAAATTTAGCGTTAAGCCTTGAAACAAAAGGGGTGGATAAATCAGATGCAAGCTTATGGTTAAAAACTCCTGCCCAGTTTGAAACAGATATAAGTCTTGATATAGGCGAATTTGGATTAAAAGTAAACTTCCACCCAAACCCTTCAGTATCACTAAAGACTTGATATGTCTGCACGTCATAAAAGTCAAAATTCCAAACCCTATGAGGTCTTTGACCATCCTCATCATCTGTGATATTTATAGCAGACTGGTAGTCTTCAGACCAAAAATAATCACCCTTTAGCCTAGCTAGCTGTGTAAAGTCTACATAAAATCTTGGCGTTCCAACACTTTGATTAGCCATTAATAATCTCCTTAAATTTTCCTTGCAATTCCGTTTTTAATAATTCTTTTTTTCTTTTTTTTGTACAGCAATTTAGAGTCTTTGTTATGTTTTGCACCTGTCATAAAACGACCATTTGAATGAAAGTGAACATCCCCGTAATAAGGAGTTCCGTCTTTTAGCACTAAAGAGCCTGATTTTGATTCTAAATTATTAGTAACAATATCTGTTCTTCTTTTTTCGGATTGTCCGTACTCATAACCCTCGTAATATTCTGACCATTGACTATTCATCTGTTCCCAATTATCTCTAATTTTATAAAAGTAATGGGTGTTTGTTTTAAAGTTTGCAGTAATTCTCATTTCTTTATTGTATAGATCGGCTCTTTTTATCTTAAAACTGCCAACATAATTAAAAAGATGCTCTGGGAATTGAACATCTACCATTCTTATAATAAGCATAACATTATTCTTTTCTTGTATTATAAAGCCGCTAGGCAAAGCCGATTCGGCAGAAATTTTTCCTTCGTATGATATTTTTATAACCAAAGGGTTTCCATCGCACTCTAAATAAACAGCGCCATCGTTATATGTTATTGTTGCACTTGTCATAGTCCTCCCTGGTCTGGGGTATTATTAAGAATAACCTGAACAATTTGTACAATATCAAGAACCGTAATAACTCCGTCTTGGTCGTAATCTGCGGCTGTTGCTTGACTTCCTTCCAGAGTGGTATTTCCAAGAACGACTTGAACAACAGCAACGATATCAAGTACAGTTACCGCATTATCGCCATCAACATCCCCTAATACAATAGTTTCGTCATCATCGTCTCCATTCCCATCATCAATAACTTCTTCTTCTACTACTTGAGAAGATACAGAAAACTCTTCTACAGGGTTATAAAAATCAGCTGTAAAATAGTTGGGGCTATTGTTGTCTATATTCATTATATTGTGTTGATGTAATTGAATTAGCTTAACTTTTACATTTTTTTGAGACTTTTTTATTTCCTGAACAATAAAGAATGGCAATATTCTTTGTGCATAATTAGTCCCATCTGGCTCGCCACCCATAAAATAAGGGCTTGTGTAATCTTCTCCAAATATGGTCATTTCTTCAATTAAAGAATCAAGCTCAACCACATCGCCACACTCTAAATACATATACTTGGGAGGTAAAGTACAGTCAATAATATTATGTTGATTTTTATGCCATTCAAGCAAATAGTTCCTTAAAAGTAAAGCTGTATTATAATCTCTTATATATTTAGACTCTACCTCTAAATAAGCGTCTGATAAGCTATTTATAGCATACATTTCTTGCATAGCTTCAACATTTTTAGGAACAGCACCGTCATTACTTAAATTTGTAGCTTCTGTGTATGTATCGTTCCCATAATCATACATATATTTAACTCTTACCATAAGCTTTACGTCTTCCATAGGGGTTTTTGAATATTTAAACTTAGATACGTCAGCGGCATTTATGACTGCGTCTGCTCCATTATAGCTTTCAAATATATTTATAAATCCAAATGTTCCATTATGCCTAAATCTTGGTATTAGTTTTGTGCTTTTAGCAAAGTCTGCTATAAACTCTTTAGCTGGGGTTTTTTCTGTTATTGAAAAGCCAAATTTCCAGCCTCCGTGATTAGAACGAGCCTGCTCTATAGATTCTTGGTCGAAAGAATCTACATTGTAATAATCTAATTCTCTTTCCATAATGTGCATAATTATATCAGAAGGTCTCTTAATTAGTTGCTGTTCATCTAAATCTTCAACGCCAGTATATCTTCCGTCTGCATTATCTACTCTGCCCTCAATGTTGGCAAAATATTTCTGATGAGATGCGTTGGCGACAATATATCTTTGGTCTAAAGTAAAGTTTTTAATATTTGTTTTAAAGTATGTTGTCGTTGTTGTCTCACACTCATTACTAAGATTTTCAGCGTCTATATCATAATATAGTGATATAGTATTTAATGAGTTTATATTCTCCCTCCATTGGTCTTCATCTTCATCTTCATAAGCTGTACAATCTGTATTAAAGTACTGAGGGTCGTTTTCGTCAAATGTTATACCCGATTCAGCATCTTCCTCAGAAGTGTTAAAACCAAACCCTGGGTCTCCTGTTGAGTAATGCTGTATATCGCCCTCATTGGAAGGCTCTCCGTTGTCGTCTGTTTCTGTGTCTGGGAGATTAAAAATATCAGCCCCATAAACTACTTCATCTTCATTTTTATGCAGGGCATCGCATTGCACTCTAAAAGTTGGCATATCTCCAGCCGCACCCTGATATTCTTGATCGCTTGGAACTTTCCATAAATCTACCGTAATTTTTCCTCTGATTTTACTATATACTCCCCCCAAAACAACATCGTCCCCACTTAAAGACTGAAAGGTTAGGTCTAATTTTACCAAGTCCTTTTTACCTTCTGTGTTATTTATCGGACACCAGTTTCCACCATTTACTTTTTCTATACCTGCTGATACTATGTTTGATGCTTGGTATGCGTGGTCTATATCAGGTTCTGGTCCAGTAGGAAGGTCCGCCACAGATTCGACAAACTCAAATGGTTGGTTTCCATAAAAGGCAATCCTCCCAGCAGTATCTTGATTGTTTATATAGCTTTTTTCAGAGTCGTGTTTTGTTATAACAAGCCTGTTTTGTTCTTCGGGTGTATTTAATTGATTATAATTAAATTTTTCAAGAGAAAACAAAATGTTATCCCATCTGTAATCGCCAATAGGGTCTTGGGGATTTAAAAGATATGGATTTTTATAAGAAAATAAATTATCTACAACTAACTCAAAATGCTCAAATCTCCATTGATAACCATTTGCAAAAGGATTGTGTTCTGTATAATACTCATCTGCTTTATCTGATGCTTTAGGAACATTGTACCCTAAGCAAGGGTATAGTCCATACACAGAAGAGCCTGTTGGTATAGATTTAGGGTTTAATGATTCGTCTGCTGGATTAAAAGCAAAATTACTTTCAGCTACTGTGACTTTTCTGCCCCAAAGCAACTTTCTTAAATTAATAACCGAATCTGGCTGTAGCTCTGGGTACATTTCCTCGTTATTTCCCTCTTCATTGAACTGGGCATCAAGCACATTTATCCAAGCATAAACCTCAGGCTTTATAACAAGGTCTAAGCTTACACCTTCATTGTTTTCCCCTAAATTTTGATTGTCTATACCAATAACATCAACAACCTCTCCATTGCTATTTTTTAGCTCTACACCCCAAAGATATTGATACCAATTTTTCCTTTTTTTATAAACCGTTCCTGTTTGGTATAGCGCAAACCAGTCAGAGTCTTCTGGGAATCCTGAAGAATTATCAGGGTCAAAATCTGCATAGCTATGACCGTTCCACAAACCTCCGTAAGCATTGCCAGGTTGCGGTAAAAAATCAGGGTCTTCATCATAAGCATCAACTAAGCTGTCGCCCATTTTCCAATTTATTTCCACTATGTTGTTTTCTTGAATATAATCTTCATTAAAATACTGTATAAGTTCTGTTTGCCCTTCTCCTTCTGGCATAGGAAGGTAAACCATATCAAAACCTTTTATACCATCTGCTGTAGGGGTGCTTGTAGCCATATGGTAATATAAACAGGCGTGAGAACTTTCTCCGTAAAGATAACTATCCTGACCAGACCCACCGCCTGCGGCATTATAATACTTTCTCCATTTTCTAACAATCCCACCTAATACAAAATCTTGATAATAACCCATTTTTAACTGTCCAGAAGGAAATGGGAATAGCCAGTCGTTGTTTTCTCCATAAGGCTCAAAGCCATCAGCTCTGCCTAAATACCTAATCCCACCAGCATCACCATAATTTAAATAATTACCAGTATCGTCATCCCCTTCGCCAGCAGAAGTGTCAGCGCTTATCCCAGTTACTGGTCTGCTAACATCAACTTGAAACTGATCTCTAGCTGCTACATTTAAAGGAAGAAGATACGAACTATTAAAGTCTGTTGATTTTTTTTCTAGCTGAATCCAATTTCTGTCTGGAGATATATCATATTGCCTCGTACCGTTATATTTACTATAATCATATCCATTTACAAAGAAGTCTTCAGGAAGGTCTCTAAAAACCTCTGGAACAGGCAGATACATATCATCTCTAAACATAGAAAGAGGATTGTCTATATTGTCAACTATGCCCTTTATTTTTACTCCATACATAATAGCTTCTGGGTATATCTGAGAAAAAACAGTCCCGTTTACACCTTTGCTAAATATCATAGGTGATTTTTCTACGTGACCATAAACCATAGGAAAGTAAACATCTTTACTTTCCTCTACAGTCTCAGCTTCAGGGTCTACGGTGCTGTGTTTTGGAAGGTTTTTTTGGTCTAATGTGTATTGGCTATGGTCTTCAATATTAAAAGACACAGATTCCTTGTCTCCTTCATAGCTTTTAACAAATCCTTTAAATATATGAAGACACTCTTCTAAAGTTTTACAAGCTTTGTTGGCATAATAAATATCTACTTCAGCGTTTGTAAATGAAAAATTTTTAAACTTCTCTGAAAACCTTACTTGACTTATAATGTAGTTAGATACCTTTATTTTAACCTGGTTTACTTGGAAGGATTTTTCCTGAATGTTTATTTTTTCACTTATAGAATCTACAACTAAAAACCTATCCTCATAATATTCTCCGTCAAATACACCTTTTATTTGAGATAGTCTTATTGTTTTGTCCCCTGTTCTTATAATAACTATAGGGTAAACAGAAGAAGCTTTGCCGACAAACCCATTTAAAAAATTTTGTGGGACATTTAACATTAGCCGATACCTATATCTGCACCCCTTCGGATAGCATCTTTAATTTTTGGTATGGCTACATCTTCTATAAAATCATCGCTTACAACATTTCCGCTAAAAGTTACATTTACTCCACCGCTTGTTTGTCCAGTTCTATTCATTCTATTTAAGTTTTCAACGCCTATAGACTCTACAGCACTTCTTCGCATTACAAACTCACCTTCTTGAGCCATAATAGGAACGTCATCTACACCTCCCCCAGAGTGATAGCTGTTCATAGGTATCATTCCCCCTGTTGCATAGCCTTGAACTTGACCACCTTGATGAAATATTCCCCCTCCAGCTCCTCCAACAAAATTTAAGAAGTTTTTGCCTCCCCACCCGCCTGCAAAAGTGCCTCCAGAAAGAATATTTAAGAAAGAAAAAACGACCGCTTTTGCAGCTAATTGTTTTGCCATATCTTCTAGCATAGCTTTAAAAGCTTCAGCATATTTTCCGTTATTTTCACCGCCTCGTATAAGAGCATCGCTTAATTTGTTAGCCCAATTTAATTGAATCTTCTCAACATCGGTTAAATCTTTTTTCACTTTTATTAGTCTTTTAAATCTTTCAAGCTCGCTCTCTTCTCCATCAGCAGCCTCGCTGTTTAATTCCATACCTTTCATTTTTAATTTCATAAGTTCTTGCTGAACAAATAATTCGTCTCCAGAAAATTTATTTTTTAACTCAAGAAACTCTATTTCGTTTTTCAGCTTAGGAAATAACAACGCCATCTTCACGTCATTTTCTTCCGCAAGTTTGTTTAGCTTTTTCTGCAAATCAGCCTTCATTTTAATCAAAGCATTTATCCTGTTTTCTTTATTTATTGCTTTGTTAGCTAATGCTAAATTGTATTCTGAGAACTGGTTTTGAATTTCGACCAGCTTGTTGTTTTTGTCAATTTCTATATTACCCTCTTTAATCTGATTAAATAGAATTTGTTCTTTATTGCCAAGCTTGTCATATGAGTTACCTAATTCTTTGCTTATAAGGGCGCTGTTCTTTTTAACTTCAATTTCTTTATCAAATATATCTATAACATTTTGGATTTCCTCTTCTGTTACTTCGTGAAGAGGGTCGTATGTCATAGGGTCAAGTTTTTTTAGCTCGTTATCAACTAACTTTATGCCTGTTTGTAAGTCTCCGTAGCTTCTACTTGTCTCTTGTATGATTGCGGCATAATCGGAAAAACCTTGATCCTTTAATTCTTGGGTTAATGATTTTATCTCAGGAACTATATCTTTTACTTCTTTTTTAAGGCTCTTTGTTTTTTCTTCGTTCTTAAAAAACCAGCTTGCTAGCTCTCCCAAAACAAGAACAGTACCTCCAATAAGACCAGAAGTTCCAAGCAGCCCCCTTCCAAGTAATTTTGCAGCCCTTGTAAGGAATGTTGCCCCAGCTCTTGCTCCTAGGTAAGCAGCCCCAAGTCCAGTAATAGCGGCAGAATAGCCTACAACCCTGTTTACATCTAGGGACTGTAAAAGCTCGGTTAGTTTTTCAACCAAGACTGTTACAGCAGGAAGCAGGACTTCTCCTATTTCTTGGCTAAACTCTGTCCAGGCTGCATTAAGTTCTTTTACTTTATTAACATAAGAATCAGATGTTCTTATAGCATCACCTTGAGCGTCAGTAGTTCCTTTTTGTATAAGATTAACTCTAGCTAAAACTTTTTCGTAATCCGTTAAAGGTCTTTTAATTTTGATTAGTCCAGACCTAAGAGCCTCTTTCTGCAAAGCAGCTTCATTAATAATAATTCCATATCTTTTAACAGTTTCGTGATTACCAACTACTGCACTTTTAAAAGCTTCTAAAACTTGTGCATCAGACGCATTGTTAAAACTTGCAACATCTATAGCTAGTCGAGTTAATGTTTGGGAAAGTGCCGCTGCCTCACGCCTACCAAAGCCTAAAGGAACAAATGTGTCTTGTAGTGATGAAGCAAACTCTAAAATGTCAGTAGTGGCTCTACCAACAGCATTACCATAAGAGTCAGCCCACTCTTTAACCTCATCTGCATTTTCTCCAAACACAACATTAGACTTGCTAATTATTTCATTCGCTTTTCCTGTGGCATTAGTAAACCTTAATATTGTTGCGCTAAAAGCTGTAAAAGCAAATGAAGCTAAAAGAATCTTGTTTCTTAGCATAGCCACGCTAGACTGTAGGCTATTAAACCCTGTTATATTAGAGCTAACTCTTTGATTGATAAGTTTTTGGTTTTTACCGAGACCATCAAATGCTGATGCTGTTTTTTTAGTAGCACCTGCTAATTCTTTTTGTAAAGCAACTAGCTTTTCAAGTGAATTTATTAATCTTTTATCGCCTTTAGGTTGAAATCTTACTATTATGTTATTTGACACTATTTACATCCTTCTTCTCTTTTTTAGCAAATGCTTTCCTGATTGCAAATGCTCGCCTAACCCATTTAGCAGGCTGATTTTGATAAGAACCTTCATAGGGAGGCACATTGAATTTTTCGCAATAAACATACCTTTCTATGTCTTCGTTTAAATGCACGTTCATAAAAGCGTTAGAGCAAGCAAAAAACGGAATTTGCGCCACTAAAGACTCGATAACGTCAAAAGACATTTTTTGCTCTTCGTTTATTTTGGCAGATTCTTTCATAACCATATCTGCAACCTCCCAAACATCGTCTATATTATCAAACCTTCTTACTTCTCTGACCCCATCAACTAATATTGGAATCTGAGCGCTATAGGGAAAGCTGTGGTATCTACAGCCCCCACAAGTAGGTAAAAGAATATTTAATTCTACTTGGAGGGCTTCTCGTTTCCCTCAAACAACAGTTTTTGAATTTCTAAAGCAATATTTATTCTATCCTCATCGCTTATTTTTCTTATACTGTCATCTGAAGAGTCTATTAAAGCTATTTTTAAGATTGAAAGGCAGTTGTAGTTAGGGTCTATAATTTCAACTCCACCTTCAACTGTTTTGACCATTCTCATCAAGATATCTTTAAGCTTTGCTTCATCAGCAATAGTAAACTCTTTTATTTTGAACGTTTTTTTATTTTTTAACTTAATCTCCATTTTATCATCCTCTTTTTATTTTATTATTACAACGCTAAACCTTATTAGCTATCACTTCCAGTTCCAGCAAAAGAAAATATTGTAGAAGTTGTTGCGCCTGTATATACAGCTCTAAAAGGCAGCGTCATCTTCCACCCATCTTCATCAAACGAAACAGAAGACTGGTCGTTCATACAAGTAGGCGCTAATATTTGATATACAGTAGTATCTAAGTCTAAAGCTACTGTGCTATTGCCTTCAGCAGATGCTACTAAAGAAAGGTTGTCCCTTTTGCAAGTCAAACTTCCAGTAACCTCGTATCCACCTAAAGCGTAGCCATAAGGCTTAAAAGCAGCTCCGTCCTGAAATGATATTCTGGTTACAGGTCTTTGTATGCCTATCTCAAATCCGTGAAGCACCAAATCTTGACCTCCAAAATCTGTTGTCTGAAGATCGTGCATATTAAAAACTGTTTGTTGAGCGCTAACAGCAGTAGCTACAGTATAGCTCAAGTTAGTTGTTGCTGTTGGAAGGTAAGCTGTTACAAATGTAGCAGTACACATAACAACGCCACCATTAGAGCCGATGTCTCCACTAAAAGTAAGCCCTGTACACATACAGCTTGTAAACACCATATCTAAATCTGTACCAGCAGGAGCGTTATGCCCACCATTTGTTATAATGATTGAAACAGGTATTGCGTTAGAGACATTATCTGCAAACTTGCTTGTTGTTGGCATAGAGCCAATTAAAGATGCGATTTCCCCTGCAACTCCATCTTCAAAAAGATTCTTAGTTACTCTTTTTGTTGCAAGGTCTGTACAATGAAAGGTAATAGAAACTTCATACATTCTATCGTGCCTTCTTGCTTTCACCATATCGTCGCTTTGAGTTTGTCCTCCCGATCCAGTTCTGAGAGGCGCTACGTCTAAGGACTGCCCTCCAGAGCCTATATCTGTAAAACTATACTCTGTACAAGGCATTTCAACAGCAGCGCAACTAGCTACTGCGGGAGTCCCCATTGTAACTTCTGTTCCTATTAAAACTTTAGTATTACTTGTTGTTTGAAAATTAGCACTAGCCATTATTTATCTCCTTTGTCAGGAGCTTTTTTCTCCCCAACTTTTGTTAAATGTTTTTCCAATTCTTCAGAAAGCTCTCCATTGTAGGCAATTTCCAATCCATCTTTTAACCAAGCGTGCTTAGAAGCCATACCTAAAGAGAGGAAGTTCTCCGAATCAGATAAAGTATTATATGATTTTTTAGCTTTATATTTAGCCATTTTTTCTCCTTCTTTTTATGATAGGTTGCCTCTATGGAGGCATTTCCATTCCCATTGAGCAATATACACTCCACTTTCATCGTCTGGCAACAATTCAGAAGTTTCCATTCTGCAATTATAAGCAGTTTCTGATGCTGAGTTTTCGTTCGTATAAGTCATAGTAGTATTGTCGTGTATTAATGCTTCAATTCTTGATACATATCTTAAAACGTGGTCTAATGCGGTTTTCTTGACATTGTGTTCCGCAAAATAATAAAACACGTTAATATTAAATTCTCTAATTTCTGAGGTTATGCTATACTCTATAAGCTCAGTACCTATAGGCTCTAATCTTAAAAATTGAGTCCCTTCGCTACCCTCGTCTCCAATATAAACAGGTAATGCGCCTTTAAATTCTGTACGCAAAACATTCCTTAATTTATCTAATATATTCTTCCAATTATTTGTGTATGTTACAGCCATTATTTATAATACCTTCTAGCAGGTGTTCCTGTTCTTGTTAGTTTGACTGACTTCATATCTGAAGAGTCTACGTATTCTTGCCTGCCTGTTACTTCAACTTCCCACTCATTTGTTGCAGTAGCTACAGAAGTTTTACTCTCTCCTCCGAATCTTATTTGCAATCCACCTGCAAGAGCCTGATAGTCTCCATTAATTTTTTCAGAAGTAACCACTTGATTGCCTTGCTGGTTACCTAGCTTGTCACCATCTTTAACCCACACAGAATAAGTTGCTGTACCGTCCATCGCCCCGCCAGTTTCAATCTTAACCCTAATAAGGTCAAAAGTCCCAGAATACTCACCTCTGGTATCCACAGGTCTTACAGAGCCATCTGTGTAACTTACGTCTCTTATAGTCCCTTGAGCTGCATCTGCTGTGTTTTGCCAAGACAAGGCAGCTTTACCTTCGTTTAATAATTCTATATTTCTTTCAGCTTCCTCCATAAAAGATTGTGCAACTGGAGAGCTGTGTTCTTTTGTTCTCATCATAAAACAAGCAGCAATCAAACCAACAGTCCTAACCACCATATAATCATAGTTTCCAGACTTATCTTTTAATTGATTTTTAGGTAAAGAAGGGTCAACTCTTGAATCAAAGTATCGGCTTGCATCTGCTCTATATTGAGTAACCATAGTGTTAAAATCTTCTCCTGCCTCTATCAATAGGTCGTTAGGGTCTGTGGAGCTATAAAGTAAAAGCATATCTAAGCCAGAGTCATAAATCCAGTTATATTCTTCGCTAAGCTCGCTTAGCATTGCAGTTACTGCGTCTATAGCGTGTGGCGTTATAGTAGTGCTATTAAAACCTCTTCTAAGAGTTAATGTGCTTGAGTCTTTTCCTGTAATAAGCATTTGCTCACTACCTACCGCCATCACGCTTCCTATATTATACCCAGTAGCGTCATCAAGGGTAGCGGTATTAAAATTAGTCGTATCTCCGTCACCCTCACCATCAAGAGCTGTGGCTAAGGCATCTGGATTTGAAGATGAAGAAAGACTAGAGGCAGAGTTTAATTTCCTGCCATCAGAAAATAAAGCAGTTACCAATCCTGTGTTATTAGCTTCATATATATTTCCACTTCCCATTTTACTCCAACCATAAATAGGAGTTTTTTGGTCAAACTCATCTAACTGAGGAAATATTCTTTTCAACTCTTTATGTGTTATATATGTTGGTGCTGCTGCCATTTATTATCTCCTCTTTCTTCTTTTTATTTTTCTATTCTTTTTATAAGACTTTCTTTTCTTTGCTTTGTATGGCATTAGAATGTCCTCACAGTTACTTCTGCTTTTCCTTTAGCCGCAGGAGTGTTTGCATATACTGCAACAAGAGAGTTTATTCTATCTGTTTCCCCTTCGTTTAATTTACCAGAAAACGCACCTGTGTGCATACAACTAACAACAAACTCAGCATTTACTGGGGCATTTCTAAAATCTATAGCACCAGTCTCATAGTTTATTTTCCCTGTAGCTGCTCCAAATAAATTACCTTCACCGTCATCGTACACAAAAGCAGTTGTGTTTGGCACTTGAGCATAAGTTACATTATCATAAGAGACATCATCAGGAAGTACTGCATCAACAGCCGCATTTATATCTCCTATTGCAGGGAATCTTCCAACTCCAAAAGGTGTTGTTCCACTTGTAGGTGCTGCTAAAGCAATAGCTGAAGTAGAAAGATGAGAGCCTGATCTGAAAACTATATCTCCCCCTGATATTGAAACAAATACTTTCTTCTCAAAAAGGTTTCCTGCTGTATAGAATTGAGCATTTAAAGCTGTTTGTATTTTAGAAACAATACCGTTACTTCCCCCAAAATTAAGATTACTAGCATCTGTTGTAAATGTCAGGTTAGAAAATGTGCTTCCACCATCTACTGTTATATTAAACTTATATTCAGTTGATGCGGCTAAACCAGAGTTTGTATTTCCTGTGATTCCACTTAAACCAAAAGCTTGGTAACCTGCTTTATAAAATTTCAACGATACTGAGCCTGGAGTTATTCCTTGAACCTCAGTAGCCGCTCTACCTAAACCAAAAAAGTTCATAGCTTTAAATTTTCCATCAGAATCTGTTTGAGCTACACTAAACTTATCATAGTCGTGGTAAGCATTAAAGAAAGGAAGTCTTACAGGGTCTCCGTCTGCTGCATCTGTTGCTGCTGTACTACCATAAACACCTCTCTTTACTGAAAGCCTATTGTTAGCCAAATCTGATTTATCTCCAATTCCTGTAACTTCCATAATCTCGTCATCAACTCTAACTAAATCGCCAACTCTAAATAGATTAGCTGTACAGTTAGATGCAGAAGTATATGGTTCTAGGTAAAGTATTTTAGAGCTATTACTGCCAACAACACCACTTGCAGTTGCGCTATCTACATTTGCTGTACTGTCAACATATTCATTGGCATTAGGGGCATCATTATCAACAACAGTACCATCAACTATAACAGTATCTGCACCTGTTTGGATAACGCCTCTAACAGGGGGGTAATATGTTTCACCTGGCATAAGCATAGTATGTAAATACTCTGTAGTAGAGTCGCTTGTATCATCTGTATACGTCTCATAGCCAGCCATAATCATTAATGGAGACCTTCCTGTGTTTGATATCTCTACCTCTTTAGGCATACCCTCTGTTGTTGATGAGCTAGCGCTTGCAGACACAGCAAGTATTTGATCTGACTGTGTAGCGCTATATGATACTGATTTCGTTTTTTCTAAAGTTGGTTTTTTCCTTCTCGCTCTTTGCCCAGGTAGCGTGTATCCTGGTAGAGAGTATGATACGTCTGATTTGCTGTCTGGCATAATTTTTCTCCTTTACCTTAAATGGTATCTTACTAGGGCATTAACACTATAGTCGCTATTTGTGCCATTCCCTTCTATTGTTAATGCTAAATAATTACCAGCATCTACATTTGCTGATTGTATGTCTAAAGCTATCCTGTAAAACTGTTCATAGCCATTATTAACAGTTACCGATGATTGGTCGGCAACTATCGTTGTAGAACTCCATTCATCTATAGTCGTAGTATCGCTAGTAGCTAAACTGCACAAATGAAAGTTGGTAGAGTCTCCTGTGGCTGCTGTTGCCCCTACTAATATACTTACAGCATCTACAGTTATATCTGTGTCAACATAATGCAAATAATGAACCCAATCGTCTCCATTATTGCTTACCGCTGGAGCAGATGGGTTTGCCCCTGTGCCGAAAGTTACGTTAGCATTAGTTATAGCTCCCATAATTGGGACTCCTATATGAGTACCGTTGTCAATGTCTATGTCGTTGTATCCAAACCTTAAATATTGAGTGTTGGCGACAGCTTGAGTTTCATTTACTTTAACCAATTTATTAGTAGTGTCAACAGTAAGAACATTTGTACCAGATGCGTTTTCAACCTCAAAAGGTCTAGTGCTGTCAGTAGGGGGTTTTACTTTTACTCCTCTTGTTCCAACGTATAAGGCGCTAGAAGTGCCTTCTCCATCTTTCAAAACTGCTGAGGTTGATGATAACCCGTTATTAGAATTGTCAAGTTCTAATAAGTCTTTATATGAGCCTGCTACTGTTTTGTTAGTTAGTGCCATTTATTCTCCTATTGACTATTAATCCAGTCAACTATTTCATTTATTTTGTCTATAATTAAAGATAAAGCATAATCAGGACTAGTTTCATCTGCCTCATCTCTTCCATTTACAGCCTGTATATTGCTTTTATCTATTCTATCCATCAATCAAGTTCCCATACTGTTGAAAATGTTGCTTGGTCAGTTTTAGCAGTTATATCAAATTCTATCATAAGAACATCTCCTGCGTCAAATGTGTTATTTTGGTCGCAGGTAAAAGTAGCAACTGTTGTAGCTGATACTGTAACAGCACCTCCCGACAGCACAGACGAGCCTAAGCTTCCATTTTTTCTTATTTTAATATCTGTTGCCCCGCAAGCATTATCTGTATATAAATAACCTTTTATTAATTTTCCTGCAAATGGGGCGACCCAAAATGTATCATCAATCAAAGAGTTTGATGTAGAGCTATGCTCAACAGTAGATGCTCCAAATGGAATGTAATAATTAGACGTACCTGTATTATACCATTGGTGCATTTGGTGATGATAAGAAGTTCCCCCTCCCCCTGCATTATCGTCTACATATTTTTTGTTTGCAATATGGTCGTTATGCGATGGGGTAAAACTATTACCAGTACCATTCTGTAAAAATAAATCAGTAGAAGTTAGAGTTAAATTGCCTTCTTCGCTTTTAATATTAGCGCTAGAAATATGCCCAGATTCATCTATAAATATATTGGTTGGCTCATCGCCAATGTATATTTGTTGACGATCTCTGCTTAAAGCACCTTTTATTTTTAACTCTTTACTCACGCTACCTTATTCTTATCTGCCTTTGTTTTCTTTAGTTTTTCTACTTCTTTTTGCAGTTTCTCTATTGCAATGTCATTTTTATTAGGCTCATTAACATAGTCTAGTATTTTCTTCATTCTTTTGCTTTTTCTAAACAAATGCTCTAAAACAAACCCTAGTATTTTTGCCTGTATCATTTCTTGTTGTCTGACCTTAGACCTTTAATAAGACCTCTTAATGCACCACCTACAACATTATCTACTAAATCAATAAAATAAGGCTCAATAGTCTTATTCCACAATTTTTTAGTTGCCCAAAACTTAGTTAAACCTGCTGTCATTAATATACCTAATTTTTCAAAGCAGCCTTCAACTACTGCACAAATCTTATCATTAGGTATCTTTTTTAATACCCATAAAAATGCGCCACCGCCACTTGCTCCTAAAGTCATTGCTAACCAATCCATAGTTATTCTCCTTTAATTAAATTTTCTAGTTCTATAATTTTAGACCTGAGCATTATATTTTCATTCTCAAGCCTTCTTATTTTTAAACCAAAGCTATTTAGCTTTACATCGACCTCTTGCCTTAACTGGTTCATCATTTTCCTGTCTTTGATGCTAATCATCTTTCTTCCCACTTACTTAGGTCTAGCATCTGCAAAGGTCTTTCTATAACGTGTTCTTTTAACTTATCGTTTTGGATTTGGATTTTAGTTCCGCCTTTAACATAAGGCTTGCCATTAGCCATTCCAATATCGTAAGCAAAGAATGTTGTTTTCCATAAACCAACTCTTATAACTCTTGCAGGTCGACCATCTAGAATAACTACATCGTCAGTATTGAGGTCTTTCCCCATAAATACTTTAACACCCTCAACAACAGTTTCTATCGTTGATTTAAATAATAGTAGAGCAACTCCAGATACAAATAGCCATACCCAGTTTCCTAAGAACCCTTCTGCTTGTTTCTGTAATTCCTCTTCGTTCATTCATTACTTCATTAACTTATAAATTTTTAAACATATATATATAAAAGTAGCAACCCCTACTAAAACTCTAATTGCTAAAGGCAGCCACTCCACCCAAGTCAAAACCACAGCACTTGTTCCTGCTGTAGTTGTCTTTAAGCTATCTATCATAAATACTCTCCGAAAATATTGGAAGCGTAGTGCAAGATCGCTTATTCGTATAATATGGAGTGTACAAAACCGAGGATGTACTATACGACCACCTTGAATATGGTTTCTCGTTTCCGATTTTTTTTCGCTGATTTTGCATTATACGCCTCCAAAGTTTTGTCAATCTCATAACCATCACAATCCACATTTTGCAAGTCTATTTTAATACCATCTCGATTTCCATTATCATAGAACACATAAGCGTTCTGACTTGCTCTTCCACCGAGATTTAAAGCCTTTTCAGAGTAATCATTTGCACCTACCATACTAGATGACCTTCCAAAACAGTCTCCTACTCTAGCCGAATGAACGTGTCCAAATATAACATAGTCTATCTTTATTCCTTTCATTGAGTATCTACCACATATTTGATTGATAGATTTTTCTACACCTGCACTTATTGCTCCGTGTCCGTGTATCATCAAAAGGTTCTGCCCTGCTACATTAATAACTAACTCAGATGGGTCTCCATCTATAAAATGTACCTTAGAGTCTTTAAAAAGGTATCGTAAGCAGTTAAATATTGTATAATCATAGTTATCTGTAGCTACTTGATTAGACCAGCCTAATTCCTTATTTGCACGACCTTCATTCCCCACTACATTTGCCACACTAACATTAAACCTACTATTTAAATCTAGCACAACCTGCTGCATTATATCTACAGCTAAAAAGGTTGCATTAGCTCTATTGGAAGCCTGATTAAGTAATTCATCCAGCCTTCTGTCACTATTCATTAGGTCTCCAGTTAAAGCGACCACAACTTGGCTAACTCCATTTATCTTGAAGTATGCTGATGCCTTCTCTACGAAGTATTGGCATCGTTGTGATGCAACTTTAAAATCGTAACGATTATTCTGAAGTTCAACTAATTCATTAAAATGAACGTCACTAAATTGGATGACCCCAACCGCCCTTTTACTTACTTTATGGCTTTTAGTTGACTTGTGTAGTTTATTCTTTTCAAAAAGCTTTTTTAATTCTTTGCTGTATTCTTCTACAGCGTTTTCAATCCTTGCGTGTTCCCTAAAGCCTTTTCTTTCAATCCTGTTAACATCTTGAGCTTTTTGTTTCTCTTTACGATATTTAACATTTTCTCTAAGAAGTTCTAGGTCTTCTATAGGATTTACGCTTCTGTGCTTGCAAGCCCTACATTCATATCTCTGCCTAGTCTTGTCGAATCCACTTTTAATTAGACCTCGATGGTAGCATCTAGGGCAAGCTAGAACCTTATCTAAGTATTCATTTGATGACATAAATTAATAAATGACGTAAGTAGAAGGCAACTAAAGAGATTTAATTATCTCACTTAACTCTTTAGCTCTGTTGGGAGTTTGCTTCGCCCATTTTGAATCTAACATCTCCTCTGAAGCCTTTTCCCACTCAGCGTCTTCTAAGTAGCCAATGGTTTTCTTAAACTTGCAGAAGCCTCTAAAACCTAATTGATATGCCATATTAAGCATAACATTTCTAACTTCTACAGGTGAATTTTTAAACCAATCAAACTTTTTTTCAAATCTTTCTTCTAATACTTCTAATTTTTCTTGTAAGATCAACTCACATACTTCTTCAGACAACTCTAAGTCTTTAATAGCAAAGCCCACACCTATCGTGTCTACCCCAGCAGTACACTTGTATACTTTAGGTTTATAACCTTCGTGTATTTTTAATTGCTCTATTATATCTTTCATAATGTTATATTGTTCTGTCCAGTATTGATATTTATTTGGCGACAATTTTATTGGCTATTAAAGTATCTTTTTTACCAAAGATTCTGTCATAGTTGTCTTTATATTTTTTATCTTCTACACCAATTCTTAACCAGTCGCCTTTTCCAGCGCCCATCAAATCACCTTTTTTTCTGATAACTCTATTTTGACCTGTTACTGTATTTGGATTACAAGCTGGTTTACTTTCTTTATTTTCCACTTTTTGACACCTTTTTCTTTTTAGGTTTTGAAGAAACATATTCAGATTGTTTTTTTGTATCGCTTATCCTAACCCATTGACCTGAATCTAAAAGATTATTTACAGACTTTAAATCAACATCTTTAAAAACTTCTATATTTCCACCCTGCTTATTTTTTAAGTAAATCATAAATTCTCCTTTTAAAAAAGGGGGCAGTTTCCCACCCCCTTTAAGATTAAACGCTTATTGCTTACGAAGGATTAACGAGGTTAAGCCCTAGTTTGTTAGTCGCGCTATCAAGCAACTTAGCACCATAAATCATATCTGCTATGACTTTAGTACCAAGATAATCAACATCGTACTGAGTTTGTACTCTTACATCTTGAGATGCTGCAAAAGCACAAGCACCTGGAACATAAACAGCACCACTTTTAACTGTGCCGCTAGTGCTAATTGCTTGTGAGAAGAACACATCCATTCCATAGATAAGTCCCATTGCACCTGAAGAAACGTGTGCGCCCATAGCTGCGTTTCCGCCAGTTGGGATAGCATCGTTTCTTGTGAAGTAAGTCCCTATTCCACCTGAAGGATTTAATAAGTCAGCAAGTATTAGATGGTTAACAGCCATTGACGCTTGGTTAGGGTCTATATCTAAATCATATAGATTGGCTAGTATGCTTTCCATATCACCAGCAGCAACCGTATCATCAGCAGCTAATGTTACTGTGGTTTGGAAGCCATCAAGTTCTGCCCATATATCAGTTTCAACTTTTCTAGCTAAAGACTCGCCAAACATTTTTGCATATTTGCTAACCAATTCATATTGAGCTTGAATAGTTAAGATGTCTTCAAAAATCTCAGCCTGATAGATGTGATTGTCTATCTCTAACCCAACAGCAGCCACATCGTGAGCTTGAGGTGTTGAGCCTTTATTAGTGTCCCAAGAAACAGCATCAGAAGCACCTTTAGATTGAGCTGTTTGCATTAAGATAGCTGGAATGTTTATTTTATCGCCTTTTCCTTTTACTAAAGCACTATAATCATCTACAGAGCCTCTTAGTTTATTCGCTCTAAAGAAAAAGCTATATATTGCATCAGACCATACTTCAGGAATAAATCCATCACCAGATGTAGTGTCCATTAAATCACCAGCAGCAAACTGGAAATTCATAACATATCTATGCTGGGTAACAACGAATCTATTTCCGCCTTCAAACCCTATTTCGTTTTGTATATTAAACATTATTTTCTCCTATTAATTTTTATTTTTAGCACTAGCAGACTTTAGTATGTCTCCCCAGTTAGCCTTAGCTTCTTTTGGATCAAGTTTAGTCCAATCTGATGGCATTTCCTTATGCCCTCTTGGGTTTCCTGCAACTTCTGGAGCATTAGCCTTAGTGCTGTTAATTTTTTTTGTAACAAATTCAAGAGTGTCCAAATCTAGCTTTGCTAGTTGTTCCCTCTCTTCTTCAGGATGTTTTTCTAGTAATTCGGCTGTTCTAGTTTCAACGTGCTTAGTCCATTTATCTGCAACAGATGATAAAGTTTCATTTTCAGAAGACACTTTTTCATAAAGTGTTTTAAAATCTTCTTTCTCTTTCAACTTTTTTTCTTCTGCTTTCGCAAACTTCTTTTCCATTTCAGCTATACGAGCTTCTGCATCCTGCGCCCTTGATCTGTACTTTTTACTTTCTGCTATTAATGCACCAACATCAGGCGAACTTGCTGGTGTTTCTTGGGTAGGTTGCTCACTTACTGTTTCGCTTGCTACGTTTTTGGTTTCTTCGGACATACTGCCCTCCTATTTAGTGTTTTTAAAAATAAAAATACTATATCTTGTATTTATCTTCTGCCATAAGTTAGATTATGACAGATGTTTATTGCAACATTTAATGGAAAATAATTTAACAGAAGAATTAAAATTTAAGAAATCTTGGTTTGATTATATGGGTTATAAGCCCCACAAAGGTCAAAACAAGTTGCATTTTCCATCAAAGGAAACATCTAGGTTTTTTGTAATGGTATGTGGTAGAAGATTCGGCAAGACAACTTGTTCTGCTATGGAAGCAACATTTGTTGCCTCTCAGCCTAATAAAAGGATATGGTGTGTTGGACTATCTTACGACAAAGCCGACTTAATGTTCCGAGAAATTTGGAAAAAGATGGTGGTTGGCAAACCCAATGATATTGAAAGAGCTTCTGAAAAAGAAAGATTTATAAAATTTAAGTGGGGAACAGTCGTAGAGGGCAAATCTGCCGATAACCCTGATTCATTAGTAGGTGAAGGTTTAGATTTACTTATAATTGATGAGGCTGCTAAGGTAAAGAGGAAGATATGGGATATGTATTTATCTCCTACTTTGTCAGATAGAAAAGGTAAAGGAATCTTTATAACCACACCAGAAGGTTTTAACTGGGTATATGATTTATACCTACTTGGTCAGAAAGATGATTTATGGGAATCTCACCAAGCTCCTTCTTGGGATAATGAGTTTGCTTTCCCTGAAGGCCAAGAAGATTCTTTCTTAAAAGAACGTAAGCGAAATATGTCAAAAGAGTCTTACGACCAAGAGTACGGTGCGAAGTTTACAACTTTTGCTGGGCAAGTTTACCCATTTGACCGTAATTTAGATGTAGGGTATTTTCCTTATAATCCTAACTACCCTACTTTTTGCAGTATTGACTTTGGTTACAGGATGCCAGCTGTAGGTTGGTTTCAAACACAAATGATTAATGGAGAGTGGCACATAAATATAATAGATGAGATTATACACGAAACAAATATCAAGACTGACGAACTTATTAAGCGTATTAAATCAAAGCCATATAATGTTAGGGCTTACTATGGTGACCCTGCTGGAAAACAAGCTCAAGGTCAATCAGGTATGGGGGATATAGAGATTTTTAGACAAAACGGTATTCAGATACAAACAATAAGAGATAAAGTGTCTAGAAATATATCATCAGGTGTCAGTCACGTTAGAGGTTTTATAGAAAATGCTATGGGTAAGCGTTATTTACACGTTGACAATAAATGTCAAGGCATAGCAGAAGATTTAGAGAATTATCGTTATCCAGAACAAAAAGAAGGCAAGGAATTAAAGCCTGACCCTTTAAAAGATGGTTTCCACGATCACGGATGCGATATGTTAAGATATTTTTTTATAAATAGATTTCCAATTAGACAACAAGAATTAATAGTGAGGAAAAGATGACAGTCGAACAAATAATACAAGAATCAGTAAAAGAATTTAAACAATCGCAACAACAAGCTAGAAGAAAGCACGTTAGAAAGCTTATTGATTATTATTGCGGTTCAGGGACATCTAGGTATATATCTCAATACTTTGATGCAGACGCATTTAGAGAAATTCCTTGCTATGAGGCTAATTTTACTAAAAGATTTATAAATAAGATGAGCAGAATATATACTGTAGGTGCAAATAGAAATGTTGGTAGCGCCTACTCTAACTTAACTGTTATGAAAGATGCTAGAATGAAGCATATTGAAAGAATGACTCGTTTAATTGGAAGCGTTGCTACTCAAGTAGTGTTTATTGATGACGATATGCCTCATTTTGACTATAGACCTATTTATTATTTCGATGTGCATCTTGGAGACAATCCTTTTAAACCTGAAGCTATAGTTTATCCTGTTCTTTCAAATGTAGATGATGTTGCTTATGCCGATAAAATGAAATATGCTTATTGGGATAACGGTATGTATGCACTTTATGACGAAGACGGGAACATATTAGAAGAATATGAACACGGTTACGGTATTTTACCATTTGTATTTACCCATAGAGAGAATCAGCTGGATTCATTCTTTGTAGATGGCGCAGATGATATTGTTTCTTGTAACGAACACGTTAATATAACTATGACTGAGCTTCAGTTAGGGTTAAGATTTCAGATGTTTGGTCAACCTTATGTAACTGGACTTCAAGCCGACAAAAGATTAGAAAGAGCAGGTTCTGATACTATACTAGACCTACCAGAAGGCTCTATATTTGACATTGTAGCTCCAGACGCTGATTTACAGTCAGTTATTGAGACAGTTAAGTTCCAAGTTGACTTAGTTGCTCAAAATAACCACTTGTATGTTCAATTTGCTCAAGATGGTGGTGAAGTTCCTAGTGGAATCGCCTTAAAAATTAAGGATTTAGAGAGATTTGAGGATTATCAGGACGATATTGAGCTATGGAAGATGTATGAACACGAATTATATCAAGTAGAGAGAGAAATTGCTGATTATAATGGAATAAAACTACCAGATGGTCTTAAATTAGACTTTAATGAGCCTGAATATCCTAAAACTATGCAAGATCAAATACTATGGGACAATCATAGACTACAAAACAACCTTATAACTAGACCTAAATTAATGGTAGAGTATAATGATGACCTTTCTTTAAAAGAAGCTGAAAAAATAGTTGCTGATAACGAGAAAGCTAATAGCTTAAACGTAGATGATAAAGCTTAGTTATAAAACTAACTTTAGCTTTTCAAAATTAAAACGCTATATTCAAACTAGAAAATTTGGAAAGGTAGTTGACGAGCTTGTAGCAGAACCTTTAGTAAAAGATTCTAAAGAAAGAATAAGAACTAATAAAGTAAAGCCTCCAACGTCGCCTCAGACAATTAGAAAAAGAAGAGCTAGAAAGTCTCCCAAAACAATTAGCAATTCTACACTTTACGATACTGGGAAATTGCACGATAGCATACAGCTGACAAAAGAAGCTTCTTCAGGTAGCTCGATTAAAATGAGTGATGGGATAGAGTTTATAGAGTATGGAAAACATCACCAATTTAATCCTGATGAAAGCAGAAAAAGAGAGTTTATAAGTCTTACGGTAAAAAACGCCCAAAAAGCCTCTGAAGATATAAAGCAAGAGTTTGAACGAGCTTGGAGGCAAAAATACCACTCTAAACAATCATAAAATAAGGAGTCTATATGAAGCCCGAAGAAATTAAAATTCTCATTGAGATATTAAAAGACGTTAAGCAAAACAAAGACTCTTTAGACAAACTACTATTCCAATTAGAAACACTAGAAACTGCTTTACTTGTTCAAGAACCTGTAAATTCAACAGTAGAAGATGTTAATGATGTGCAAATCCCTTTAAATGATGAAATATATTATAATTTGTGTAAAGAACTTGGTTCAGGCAGAATCTTCTTTATGGCTATCGCTTAATTCATTGACTTGGCTTTGTAAAGCCTTCAATGCTAAACTAATAGTATATATCTGAGACATACACCAAGTTATGCCTTCGTCTCTATCCTTGTTGGTCTTCTTTTTGTTTTTCTTCATAATCTATTATTTGTTGTTCCCAAGCTTTTCGCTGGGCAGGAGTAGGTCTTCGTGCTGGTAATGGTTCAATACCTGCTTTCTCAGCCCTTGCGTTCCATCTATACCACTCTCTACGCTTTCTTTTCCTTTCCTCTTTTTGTTTGGCTGTCATTAGCTTCTTTTTCTCTTTTGTTACTCTTTTTCGTTGATCTTCAACTTTTCTCTCAGGTAAGTCTACGTTTATATCAGGAATTGAATCAACTATTTCCTCTACCTCAGCATCAACTACCTCAAATTCCGCCTTTTCTGACTTCAAGAACTTCTCGTAAGGACTATCAATAGTCACATTAACATTCTTAACTAATTTACCACTATGCTCTAATATTAATCGTCCTGCCTGCACATTCCCCGCTTTAGCCTCTCTTATCATCGCTTGTAATACAGCAGGCAACTCTCCACCAAACTTAATCATATATCTATCATATATAGCATCTACAAACTTGGGGTTTTTCCGCCAAATATATATAAGATTCCTAGATACACCCAACTCCTTAGCTACTTCATCAGCAGTAACATCAGGTTGTAAGGCGTACATTTCGATAGCTCTTTGAACGTCTGGTCTTTTTAATAGGTCGGACATATTATAACTTTGCTTTTAAATACTGCTCAATCCACCAACAACGTCCATTATCCGACGCTTTGGCTATAGCAGTCTGTCTCTTCTTCCACTTTCGGTAAGAACGAGTCCCAGTTTCTACCCTTGCCCCCTCCCTTTCTAAGGTCAAAGGTTTTTCCATACCTGTAATATATGACACTTGGACTTCTTTTCCAAATTATTTCCGTACTTAGGTTTTACATTTTATGGGGAATGGTAACCCCAGAACCCTCCTAGCCGTCATACGCCTAACCCCCCTAAAAAACCAAGCACTTAGTTAAATTATTGTAGTTTTTTACTTGGAAATGTGAGGTAGAATGGCTGTATATATCAATTATTGTATAGTTTTAACAAATTTAAAGATGCTATCTTAATTGGTGTCTTAGTATATAGTATTAATTGTATATGGTTCGGCTTTTTTTCCAGGTTTGGCCTGGTTGTTTGGTTGCTCAATGTAAAGCCTTTGTTATTGTCTTAGTCTATATGATTTCTTATAGGATCGGCTTGAAATCTTAGAAATATGTAAACTTTTTTCCCTTCGGTATTGATAACATATTTGCCTAATATGAAAGAAAATAGTTGCATAGTTCTTTAATGGTATGTAATTTAGTCTAGCAATCAAATAGATTGTGAATGAGTTAGGAAACAATAACAAAAAAAAGTGAGAGTAAAAATGAGAGTAACAAAAAAACAGTTAGAAAATAAAGTAAACTATTTAAATGATTTAACAGGTAACGCTAGGGAACCATATATATTTGGTAAAGGTTCTAATGTAGGTACCTATTATATTCAAGGAGCTTATGGCGGTTATCAATTACAACAAATAGTAAACAAAAGCGGTGGAGCTAGAACTTTATTAAATACAGGCTATACTACAAAAAAAGAACTATATAACAATATAAATTCGTTTTTACTAGGTATTGAACTTGGTAAGAATGTAAATCAATAAGGGGGTTTTATGTATACTATATTAATAATATTAAATGTTTATATATGGATTAGGCTTTTTATAATGATAAAACAATTAATCAAAGAGGGGGTTTAAAAATGTTAATATATAAAAGTAAAAATAATAAATACAGGCTAGAATTTGATAAAAGTAAATATAATACAGGATATTGTTTAGACTTTTTGGTTGACGGGTTTCCAAAGCAGATGATTAATTTAAGCAAAGATGATGTTTTAAAAATGCTAGATTTTATAAATAAAAAAGAGGGGGTTTGACAATGGAATATTATGCTAGAAAATGCGACACTTGCGAAAAAGGAATGAACGAAGGCTATGTGTGGGATATTGGTTATGCCTGTTCCGATAAATGTTTATTTGTAGATGGCTATACAAAAGAGCTATTTAAAGAAGACTTTGAAGCCGACAGAATATACCACACGGAATGGCTAGAAGACTTTGAAGCCAACACGGAAGACGGATATTTTACCGAAGACGGAATTTTTATAACTAAATAAGGGGGTTTTATAATGAATTTAAACGAATTAGATATATTAATAAATCATTTAATAAAAACTAAAGATAGACAATTAATAGAGTTTTATCTTGAAAAAAGAAAAAAGCTAGTAAATAGAATTAAAGTAAATGTTTATAATAAATTAAAGCATTTAGAACAAATTAATTATTAGGCTAGGTTTTTATGTCTCTTATATAAATATATGAGAATAATAAAAAACATAATAAAAAATAATAAAATGAGGGCAATAAAATGATTGATAAAATAGATAAATTCTTAGATAAAAATGCGATGAAAGTAGTTACTATATTTTGGTTATATTTATTTACAATAGCAATAATAGGAGGCATAATAAAATGATGATAGACTTAAGCTTTGGATCGCTTATAATAGTATGTTTTACGATTATATTTATAATTGTAATTACAAGAAATTAATATGTTTTAAGCTATTATTTGCCTTATATGAAAATAAATAGTTGCTTTTTAGAAATATAATTAATAAACTTATAATAGTTAAAAGAGTAATAAATGGGAGTTAAGATATGAGTAATAATATAACAGATTATATAAATACAGATAGGTTTAAACAATTCTTAGAATGGCTTTATTATGAGCAAAAATTCAATGGAAAAGATATAATTGAGGTAATGTTTAGCCCTTATAAATATAATAATGAATGGGCTTTATTTAATAATGAGGTATATAATAATGTCAATGATTAGTAAATGTTGTAATTATAAACCTTTATATGATGTAGATAATAAAAATTATGGTATATGTGCTTGGTGTCGTAAGCCAAGTATATTTAAAGAGAATAAAAAAAGGGAGTTAAAATGGAAAAAATAAATATGGTAGATTTTGCTAATAATTTATTAGGTGGTGTACCTAGTAAAGAAATTATAAAAGAAGAGCCTACTAAAAGAATATATAGTGAGCATTTAACAAGTGATGAGTATAATGCTTGGCTTGATTATATGTTATTAATTAATTGTCCACTATGTGAGCATTGGCATAAAAATAATACTTATTGTCAAATGAATGATAATGGGGGTTGCGATGAATAGTATATCACAAGCATTAGAGCATTTAAAGAAATATAATAATCTAACCGAATTTAAAGATGTTAGACTTGATATGCAGGATATAAATAAGCCTTATATTGAGTTTAAATGCAAAGATCAAAATTATAAATTAATATTAATAAAGGAGGGAAAATGAGTAAATGTCATATATGTAGGAAACACCCTATAAAACATAAAGATTATAGATTCATAGATAGTTGTGGATTGCAAGGTAGCACTCTTGTATGTGAATGGTGTGTAGGCTTAAATGATGTAGCTATAAAAGGCATCATAAGAGATGAATTAAACCCAAAAGATTTTTATATAAAGGAGGAAAAATGAGAGATAAGCAAATTACAATACCAATAGGAGAGGAAGATATTAGATTATTTCAAGAACTAATATATGGAAGCAGAGAGCCTTTTGAATGGAGGTTTGATGGTGTGGACATTAAATTTATAAAAGATGAGGAGGAAGAATGAGTTTTAATAAAGATGCTTTATTACATAAAACACAAGATGAGTTAGATAGATATAAACAAGCCTATGATATATTAATGGATTATTATAATTATTTGCATCACAATGATAGAGTAGATATAGATAAAAAACTTAATAAGATAGGCTTATAATGAACAATTTAACCGAAGTTTTAGAAAAGTATTTCAGTCTTCACGATGTTGATATGATTTATAATCTATTGCAAGAATTTAGAGCTATCGACACAAAGCAAGGCGAAATAACATTTGAGGATTTTCTAAACGATAAACAAAAGGAGAGTTAATGTTTAATGAACATAAAATAATTTTAGATTTATGTGGAGGCACAGGCTCCTGGAGTAAGCCATACAAAGAAAATGGCTATGATGTTAGAATTATTGATCCACAAGAATGGATAGAAGATGACTTTGGAACAGGTGATGTAAGATTGTTTAAAAAACCTAAAGAACAAATATATGGTATATTGTCTGCTCCACCTTGCACACATTTTAGTGGTAGTGGGGCTAGGCATTGGAAGAAAAAAGGTAAAGAACCATTACTTGAGGGTTTATCTGTTGTTGATGCTTGTCTTAGAATTATATTTATAACTAAACCAAAGTTTTGGGTGTTAGAAAATCCAGTAGGTAGATTAAAACATTATATTGGAGATGCTAAATGCACTTTCCAACCCTATGAATATGGGGATGCTTATAGCAAAAGAACTTGTTTATGGGGTGAGTTTAATATGCCTAAGCCAACAAATATAGTAGAGCCTGATATGGTAGAGTTTACAAGCAAAAAAGGTGTTAAGAAAAGAATGGCTAGAATATTTTATGATAGCTTTAGTCTGCCACCAAATGAAAGAGCAAGGCTGAGGTCTAAAACTCCTCCAGGTTTTGCAAAAGCTTTTTACGAAAACAATAAATAAAGGAGAGTTAAGATGACTGAAGCTATGTTTGATTTATTATATATAATGAGAGAAGTATGTTATATAGTGTTAATAATAATGTTATGGTTTGTTAGTGTTAAATATTTAAGGAGTGAAAAATGAAAAAACTAGATAAAAGAGAAATATTAAGTCAACACACATTATATAAATCAGCCTTATTAAAGATTTATAAACAATCAATAGAGAATATAAAACTGATCAAACCTTTAATTGAAAAGTCTGAATGGGAGGTTTATTAATGATTTATATGTTTTTTATATTTTGGTTTATTGCTTTAATCTTTCTTATAGCGATTGGTTATGAATAACTATATTACAACCTTTAGAGAGCAAAAGCATAGAGGAGTCCCTACCCCTATGATTAGGAGGAGGAAACCTATGCCTTTAGAAATTACAACCTTCAGAGTCGCTTTCGTGCATACAAATCATAACTTAATTTATGAACTGCGAGAATTGATTTTATCGTTATTAAGAACTATTGCTCTACTCAAATTCTTTCGTCTTGTATGTGGCTATGAGCAAAAACCCCTTTTGGTAACCACTTTAATCCTATTATCGCCAAAAGTATCGAACCAAACCGATAATGGATTAACAATTTATATTATGTCAAACAATTTTGCAACAATAATTTTTTTTATTGGTTAAATAGTTATATATGGCTATATTAACCCTAATTAACACAAGGAGAGTTAAAATGAATGGTATTCCACAACCTATAATAAAAGTGGCTGAGAAGTATAATCTTAAACTACCACAAACAAAGAAAGATATGTCTGGAGACTTTTGGTGTATCGGAAATAATTATATTATATTTCACGATGCTTTGACAAAGATCGCCAAACAAGAGGGCATAGTCTTTCACAAACCCGATGTAGAGATATTATATAATGATAATAATTTCTATGGTGTTGCTATGATGGGAGAGGCTGAGCTAGATGGTTATAAAATATGGACTACTGCCGATTCTACTAAAGACAACACTATGGCTAAGTATTATTTCAATATGGCTGAAAAACGACTTAGAGATAGACAAGTATTGAAGTTGCTTGATTTATATGAGTATGGGTTATATTCAGATATAGAGGCAGATGATTTTAAGAAAAATGCTCAATCTGAAAAACCTATGTCTAATTACCACAAAAACACAATAAGACAATTTCTTAAAGCTAAAGAGCAATATAAGAAAGAAGAAGCTGAGGCTATATTTAAAACTCTTAATTCAGAGCAAGGGGCAGAGTGGAAAGATAAAATACAAAGCCCTAATATAGACAATGCTATTATAGAATTTTATAAATTAAACAAAGGAGTGTAATAATGAGTGCAATTAAGTTTAAGGTTGGAGAACCTAAAACACTAACATTGGCTTTTGATGAGCCAAAAATCGGAACTAACGACTATGGTAGGTGGTATATGTATGGCTTTAAAAACGGAGACCTTAGTAGTGATGAGGATTGTTTCTTCGCAACAGAAACCCTACATAGTATGATAAAGACTTTAGGTGCAGGTGAGGGCGATGAAATCACTATTGAGAAGTGTCAAGACCTAGAAATGACATTTTTTAAAGTAAATGGCTTATCTATTACTGATATGAATAGTGGTGGATCGTTTGAAAAAATAGAGAAAGCAAAGCCAAAATCGTCTAACGATGAGTTGGAGTCGTTAAAGGCTGAAAACAAAAAACTTAAAGAGGAGTTGGATTCTTTAAAGTCTAACCAATTAAGTGCAAATGACATACCTTTTTAGTATGCCAGACTTCAAA